ATAATATTAATCACGAAATAACCACCAGGGACTTTTAAAAGTGTATAGGGCATATGATATTATATATATAAATTAATTTCTGGAAAAAATATATTATTAAATATTAATTAAATATTAATTAAAAATGCTATCCTTTAAATCTGGGACTCGATTAGCTGAAATAGAAAATGGTAGAAGAAAGAAAGCTATTCTATATGTAAAAGATGATGATAGTAAGCCTGAAATATCAAATACAAACAAGGCCGATTTACTACCGAAATCATTTTATACTAGCCTGAAGAATGCCACCCCACATGGAATATTGCTACTCAAAAAAGCATTTAACGAATCACGACCAGACCTAGTATCTAAATATGATAATTTGGCCCATGCATATAATATCGGTATAGATTTAATAAAAGACCTAGATAAAAAATATTTCCAGATACCAAAAGACCAGGGTAAATTGATACCTATTCCCATGATAGAGTCATCTAGAATAGCCGTCTTTGGCCCGTCAGGTGTTGGTAAATCAACCTGGATAAGTAAATTTATGAAAAAATATATTGAATACTATCCTAAAAACCATATCTATGTATTCAGTCCCAAGCTAGACGACCCAGCATATAAAGACATTAAACAACTAGACTATGTTAAGCTAGATGATGGTGTGGTTGATGAGCCACTAGATTGTGATGAATTCAAGGATAGCATGTGCGTGTTTGATGATATTGAAAGTATCACCGATAAGCATATTAATAATGCTATTACTAAATTTAGGAATCAATGTTTGGAAATTGGTAGGGCCCCTTATAATATAACTACTATATGCGTCCATCATGTTATTTTAGCTTCTGAGAAAACTAAGATAATTTTAAATGAATGCGATGAGGTAGTTTTATTTCCTAAAAGTAATTTTAGTCAAATTGAGTCATTATGTAGAAGATACTATGGTTTTACACGAGACCAGATTGCATACCTTAGAGATGTCCCATCACGGTATGCTGTTATAAAAAGGTCCTATCCAACGACTATACTTAGTGAGAATGCGATTAAAGTGCTTTAAAGTATTTAAATTAAATATTTTTCAATATAAGAAAAAGATAATAAGAGAGAGTAAATGATAAAAATGGAAGAAAATAAATATCAACGTGGGAAGATATATAAGATAGTGAGTAATGTATCCAATCTAGTATATTACGGTAGCACGATAGAGCATACACTGGCTATGAGGTTGTCAAAACATCGTAGTAATTACAAACGATACCAAGAAGGAAAATGTAGTTATACGACTAGCTATAAAATCCTAGAAGAGGGTAAGTATGATATTATTTTAGTTGAAAATTTCCCATGTAATAATAAGGATGAATTGACAGCTCGTGAAAGGTATTACATTGAAAATAATGATTGTGTTAATAAAGTAATACCAGGTAGAATTGATAAGGAATATAAGAAGGAATATATGAAGGAATATCGCGAACAAAATAAAGAGAAAATTAAACAAAAAGATAAAGAAAAATATGAAAATAATAAAGAAAAAATACTACAACAAAGGAAAGAATATTACGAAGCAAATAAAGAACTAAAACTACTACAAAAGAAAGAATATTACGAAATTAATAAAGAACAAATAAAACAAAAAAGTAAAGAAAAAACTATATGTGATTGTGGATGTGAAGTAATTAAATATAAAATCCTAAGACATCAACGAACTACTAAGCATATAGACCTGATGAAGAATAAAGAAGCAGTAGCTAGTCAATAATTATTTTATCTTTTTTAATACTTTTTCAATTACATCACGCTCTATTTTGTTATCTCGTAATGTGATAAACGTCAAAATACTAACCAAATAGTCCGCAGATTCTTTCTGGCCTAACATCAATTTAGCGTAATCGTCAATATTTAAATACCTAAAACGACATCGAATTGAGGCATGCTTACCACACGTATTTACATTATCTTTCAATTTCTGGAATCGGTATTGATTATGGATAAAATTATACCCTTCATTTCTAGCCTGGTTATAGAATCTCATTAATAAATTATCTCTCGTTTCAGGGTCGCTACTATATTGTAGCTCAGTATCAGGACTGAAACCATAACTATCAAAATGCTCTATAGTGTTTGTTTCTGGATGGTATAATATGGCTATCCAGTGGCCGTTTGAAGCCGATTTAACAGGGAATAAAACTATACATGCATTATGTGGGCCTATGACCTCCTTAATATGATTAAAATTTAATAAATCATGATATAGATGCACCGGGCATTTACCGTTCGTTGTTATAGCAACCTCTTGACCGGTTAGGTCTTGCTCGTATATCGTTTTAATAACGCTATCCATTGTAATATTAATATATATGATGATAAAAATTTACTATTAAAATCTATTTATAAATTAGAATTAATTATCCCATGGACCCTATCGGCATAGTAGCTATCATCGCCGGCGTATCAGGGCTAGTAGTTGCAATATTAACCCATATAAAGCATTCGACGTGTTGCGGTTTTGGTATTGATACCTATGACCCTAATCAAACCCCAATAATTCAAACACCACAACCGACCCCAATAACAATACACAGGGAAACAATGATATGAAACGAGAAACCTACGGTGCGAGGCTTCAGCCCTCGCGCACCTTGTCTCTTAACTAGAGGGATGAAGACATTGAATTTATATATTTGTATTATATAGAAATAATTTATGATGATTGAATTAGTTGATATAACCCCTAGCATAAGACCAGGTAAGCGATTTAAGGCTCATTTTCTCATTAATGGTAAGAGTAAATATACCCATTTCGGGGATGCAACAGAGAAAACAGGATTTCATACCTATATCGACCATGGAGATAAAGCACGACGAAAGGCCTATTGGTTAAGGCATCATAGAGATTTTCAAAGTGGCAATATTACCAGACCAGGATACCTATCCGCCCTAATACTATGGGGACCTAGCAATGACATAAACAAAAATATTAACACATACAGGCATATCCTGGGTAATCAACACATATAAAAATATTCTCATGAATTAAAGTGCTTAAAGGAAAATTAATATATTAGTATATACTAGAAAACGAAAATGGAAACCCCCAGAGATACAAACCCTACCCCTATACCTACCCCAATACCGAAGACACCTATTTATATTACCAGAGCCCAGAAAGCATACAGAGAACGATTAAAAACCCAGAACCCCGAAAAATATAAAGAACTGAACCATCAAGCATATCTACGCAAGAAAGAACGCCAGCTATTAAAAAAGGAACAGGAAATGCGCAATGATTACAACGCTAACTTACGCGATATAGTTGAATTAATCCAGGTAGAACAGGCCATGCAGGCCATAAAAGTTTAATAAAATCGATACTCAATTTAATTTTTTCGATAGTTATGACATTTTTCCATACTTTTTTACCCTCAATTTTTTTCTTTAAGCCCCAAAATTAAATTGAAATTTTTTTTCCAAGTTAAAAAAAACAGCTTAAAGAAATTCTTTCTATATAGTAGCAGAACCAAAATTCGAAATTATAAAACAATTTCTATAATATAAATAAACCGACCTCTAGCAATGGCAACCTTCAACCAAATTTTACAACCAATTCAAGCCCCGACAACTCAATACCTAGATGTGGAATCCATTAAAGCAAAACAAAATGGACTCAATCCTAATGGAAAGAAATACCAAGTATTACAGAAACAATTAGAACGATTACAAGGACAACAACCTCAAGGAGAACGAGTAGCCCCGCAGGTAGCCCCGCAGGTAGCCTTACGTAAGAAGTATGATATAAAACTCAAGCCATTACAAGAACGTATATTTAATAGCTTTCTGGAAGATGTGCCAGATACTAAACAACGACTATTATATAATCCCATCACAGGTGAAATGCTTAATAACAACAAGCGAACACGGGCCCGGATACAGAAATTAATAGACAATCACAACGAAAAACTAGTCGAAAATCTGGCCCGATATTATGAGACGAATAATAACAAACACTCCCTAAAGGGAAATTTCTTCAACTCATATGAATTACGTAATACACGAGAAGCCCCACTATTTCAATACCTGGAAAACCCTATCTATCATACTCAAGATAGCATGAAAAAAATTCTTTCGAAGAATCTAAAACTGAAAAATGCCCTGAAGTGTTATAT